GATTACTATGGTGTAGATGTCGATAAACTCATTCAGCTTTATGCAAAACAGAATGGAATGCAGGTCGAGGAAGTTGAGGAAAAAGATCCCGATGAAATGTACGCTGGTGAAGATGATGGAACAAGTGCTTTTGAGGAGTATTATTCATGAAAATCACAAAACGACAGCTCAGACGAATTATTAAGGAAGCAGTAGATAGTCTGACGGTAGACGAACTCGAGGCCCTAGAGATTATCGAGGAAATGGGATACAATTACGATCTACCCGCAGGTCATATGGAGAACAGCATAGCCATTCGTGACGCTCTGGAGGGTTACCCTGACTTGGTTACGATTGATGTTATAGAATCTGCAATACAAAAGGAGTTGGCGAATATCGCCAGTCGTCCCACTGTGGATTCGGATATGTTGAATGCATTATACGAACTGACACCGGCTGACGAGATGGAAGGCTGGAGCGATGACCCAGGATTGTGGTCTGCTGTTGAAGTGGACGTTTGGCCGAATGATGAGGTTGCACTATTATGGGCCGGCTCTCCGGCTGGTTGGGTCGAATTCGGTATACACGATGAAGATATCAAAGATGTAGGCTCCTCAAGCTCTGCGTTTTATAAATGGATGGAGAGTCAAGGTGCATCAGTTCGTCGAAAGAATGGATCGGCACCGAAAAAACTTTTGCATATGCTGGGAGTAGGATAAAATGAAAATTACCGAAAAACAGTTAAGAAAGGTTATTCGAGAGGCTATTTCCTTAGATCTTAAGAAAGGGGATGTCATCTTGACTGGCAAGTTTAAAAATAAGCGAACAGTCGTAAAAGAAATCGGTGTAGATGAGTACGGCCACCCAACTGTTAATGGTAAATCCATTCTAAAATTTAAGGTTGAGAAATTTCTCCCTAAAGAAGACTGGAGCAAGAAGTCCAAAGAAGAGAAGAAGAAGAAGTGATAATCACTGAAGAGAACCTTAGACAAGTTATCAGAGAAAACCTTCAGAAAGAACAGATAGATGAAGGGCTTATGGGTATCTTGGCAAATATTGTCGGTGCGCTCTTTGGCATGTTCGGCGACGGTGCTAGCCAGTATGCGGAAGAAGTTGATACTGGACTTACTTCAGCTTCAGAGGCAGCTGCTGGAGAAATTCAGGGTGTGCTAGAAATAGACGAAAAGAAATCTTGGGAAGAACTTAAACCCAAAGAAAATAATACAGACAAGGCGATCTGGGCGCTTACAATAGAAAAAGTTATGTCGGGCGCCGGACAAGAATATGGCGCTGCGTTTGAAGAGTTAGCTAAAGCTACAGCATTGTCTTCAGTTGCCCCACCTAGTGAAGAAGAAGCGGCTGCCTGGGAAGACGGTCCGGATGCCCAAAGCTTGGAGCTAATATATAAAGGTATTGGAGCAGTAAAAGGGACTCTTCTCTGGCTAGGTGTACACTTCACAGGGGCTGAGGCTGCAGCTAACAGTATTGACGAAGAAGACCCATCATTGTCTAAAGTTTTGACACAGGTAGCTGGAGCGGCAGAATTTATAGCCACAGACGTTGTTAATGGTCTAGAGTCTGCCACTAGTGCAGTAGAAGCAACTGGAGATACAGGGTTTGGTTCGGGCATCGCAAATATTCAGCAATACGGGGACATGATTAAAGATGCTGCACAAAGCGGGGCTGATCATGTTTCGACTCTAGAGGATGCAGCAAATGAAGCTGCTGAGAAAGCTGAGACGGCCTCAGCCGGAGATCCAGGCTCAGGCATGCCTGAGGGCAGAATTCTTAAGGTTACTCGATCAGAAATTTATAATTTTTTGGTAGAAGCTATGGGAAATGCCTATGAATGGAAAGTTGCCAGCAAAGAAAATATGCTGCTGCACAAAGATGGCATGGAAAAACAAGACAAAGAAAATCAAGAAAAATATCTGAAGTCAATGGGTCTCATGGAAATTGTGCTAGGAAAGATACTCCTCAAGGCAATCTAATATTTCGTGCAAATCATAAACATTAATGATATAATAATACATCGTTAAATACTTGCGGAGTCTTCGCACATGAAAATTGGTGACCTGATCAGGGAAAAATCGTCCGGGCGGTTTGGCATCGTTGAAAGAATCGATATTGACTACTACGGTGCTCAGCAGGCTTTTAAAATCTATCAAGAGGTAGGTAGAGGTAAATGTATACGGGGTGATTTGGTTGATGGTTATGGGCCCACAAAAGACGGAAAACGTGATAGGATCCTTGTATGCTGGACAGACTCCCACCCGGAGTATCTAGAGTCTGCTGAGGTGGAAGTTGTCAGTGAATCATGATCTCTTTTGAAATAGGATAACAGTACTATGAAGGAAGGAGATATGGTTAGATTTGCCCTCTGGCATGAAATCGTCGATATCGACGATTGGTCATCTACTCCAAAGAATCACATCGGTATTCTTGTAGAACATGATAAGTTAATGCAAACAGCATATATTCTTCACGAGGGAGAAGTATTAAGCCACAGAGCACAGCTAGTTGAAAAATCTGGTAGAAAGGATTTAGATGAAAGTAGGTGACATGGTCGTACGTGCGTATGCTTTTAAAGCATTTATCCCAGGAATAATTGTTGAAGGAGCTGAGGATCGAGACGACGAGGACTTCTTTAATCCCCACTATGAACAGTTCAACTATATAGTTTTGTGGTCAGACGGGACTCAATCAACCGAAATGTATGAAGAACTCGATTATCTCGAGGATGCTCTTCAATTTGAGGTGGATAGTGAAAGTAGGTGATCTCGTCACAGTACTACCATATGGATCTGATTCATATCTTATTGTTGACTTTCTTCGAGAGGCAGATTCAGAAGAGGCACAACAAGAACTCGGATCATTATGGATCCTCTATAGCGAAGATCTAGGCACCCGTAAAATGCATGAAAAGTACATAAAGGTTATCAATGAGAATCGGTGATTTAGTTATGATTAAGAAGTACGGTTCAAGGCATGCACCGGATGGTACTGTGGGGTTAATAATCGAAGAATTGCCTCTCAGCGGGCCTAGCTCTCACTTTCATCAAGCATTCAGAATCCAGTTTCAGAATGGATACGTCGGTAGAATGACAGATTTTTGTCTTGAGGTTATTAGTGAAAGTCGGTGATCTCGTCGTGACAGCACACAGCGAAACGTATCCCACGCCTATTCCTAGAATGACGGGTATTATAATCAATTGTCACAAAAGCGGCAAGACATGTGATATTTTATGGGAAAATGGAAAATTCGAAGACTGGATTGGAGTTTCGTATGTTAAGGTTGTTTCTCTCGTCGAAGCACCATGAGCTTGTTCCAGTCGACTGAGACCATTTCTGTGCCGCAAAGAACGTCGCATCGATCCGGCTGTCCAAGCTTATAAGTTACCTTATAGAGAATGCCTGAAATCTTATTTGATTCGCCCGGGACTAGCCCTCTAGTTAAGGCTACCACTAAATCACCTATTTGTGGTTTGAGTATCTTCGATGATTCTAGAGTCTTAGGATCTAAGAATAGCTTAAAGCAAATTGACTTAGGCACTGTGTGGTATGTGCTTGAATAGCTTGTAGCATACTCCACTAAAAGATCTTTTTGGCCCACGATCAGTATCTTGCATAGGGTAACTGAGTCTGCTGTGTTCGTATCTTTTCCAATTTCTCCTCCAAAAACTGCAACAAGGTCACCCTCTGTGTATGATTTCATGTCAACCTCTCTTTTATGTCCTATTCTTTAACTATGAAATTGAGAAGTTGTAGTCTCCCTAGCTACTTAGCTATATCATGGTTGGCACTAGAAAATTGCAAATAATAGCACTTAAGTCTGAAGCTCTTTCACTAGAAGAAGAAGAGTATGAGGAGTTCAACAGTGTCTGTGTAGATGAGTTTAATAAAGACTTTCATTTAGAAGTTGCATATGCGCATGAAGCAAATGACAACAAGGAAAATAATGATATAGGCTTACAAGAAGAGAAAAACGAAGACGAAGTTTATGATTTACCAACAGCTACACTTAAAAAGATACACAAGAAGTTGGCAATGTTGACACACCCAGATCTTCATCCAAATACTCCGGGTGCTGAAGAAGAGTTCAAGACAATCCAGGAAGCATACGAACAAAGCAACGGTCCACTTCTTATCAAGGAAATTCTTAAGAGAAAAATATCTGTATCTCTTACTAGTAGGGAGATATTTGAGATAGAAGAGCAGCTTAAAAAACGAAGAATACGTTTACAGGGGAAAAAATCTTCATGTGCTTGGGTTTGGTACAATTCAGACAAAGAAAAAGGCGGATTACGTGAACGAATTCGAATGTCTATGGGTATTAATGAAACTAAATTTCAAGCATGGATAAAAAATAAAATAGACTAGTTTCTGTGCAAGTTTCTACTTTCTGATGTATAATGGATATGTCGATGAGGGGACGAACCCTCAAAGGAGTAGAAGTCGATTTGGGTTATGGAAAGAGATTTGGTGAAAGCAGTATGAAAGTCGGTGACATGGTAAGACTTTCTGAGTCTTTTAGTAATCCCGCTGTGATTCAAGACTGGGGCTTTGGCTTAATCGAGGAAGTGTATACAGAGCACTTTAGTGTCGAGGTTGTCTGGCCGAACAAATCATATGACTCAACGAAACTACCCTGGACACGAGTGGAGCTTGTAAGTGAAAGTCGGTGATCTGGTAAGGTTTCGTTATGACCACGGGTGGACTGGGTCAGTTAAAGATTGGGGTTTTGGCCTCATTGAAGAAGAATACGACGATGGTACGTTTGAAGTATATTGGCCCTCCCTAGCGGGCAGCGTCATTACAACACGCACCCTAGGCAAAAAAGCGATCGAGGTCGTCAATGAAGGTCGGTGATATGGTTCTCCCCGATTTTCCGGCTCATCGAAATGACTGGAGAGAGGATTGGCCTGATAACATGACGGGTGTGATTATTGAAGAAACACCTTGGGACACATATGTTGTCATGACATCTCTTAGAGTCGAAGAAGTTAACATTGAGTATCTGGTAGAGGTTGTATGAAGAAGTTAATTGTGTTGGTACTCGCTCTGATGTTGTCGGGATGCTCCTGGTATGTTCGCTATCCCAGTGTCGGAAGAAGCGCTACCAGCTCGAATCGACCTACTAACTGGAAAGGCCAGACATGTGTACTGACGATAGACGCAAATACTGGAAAAAAGTATATGTGTGGTCCGGACCGATTTCGGAGGTACTAAGTGAAAGTGGGTGATTTGGTAAAGTGTTTGTTTCAGCCCAGGTCCAGCAAAGTCCAACATGGTATCTGCTTACCTATGGTGTACGAGATCAAAGGAGAGCTGGGGATCATTGTAAGATCGCGAAACAACGGTTGTCAAAGAGTCTTGTTCCCACAGTTCGGATACGAGCATGATCTTTCGAACTCCGCATTAGAAAATATTAATGATTAGTGGTGCAAGTCTTGTGAAAGCAGAGTATAATAGACATATAAGGAGATAGGAAATGGAAAATATTCTAAGTGAACTTAAGAACCTTAGTGAAAAAGACCTCCTTGAGCTTAATCGAGCAGTCTTGGCTCAGCTTAAGCGGGAGCGGTCTGCAAAAACAAGGGCAATGAAGATGTCTCTCAATGAGGGGGACACAGTCCGATGGACCGGACGCAAGGGTACACAGCGAGGAACGGTCGTCGCGATTAAGCGAAAGTTCGCTCACATCGATGTGGGCAATGGAACCTGGCGTGTTCCGATGAACATGCTGAAGAAGGTATAGAAAACAAAATGTGGGGGATGTAGACCAGAGCTCGACGGTAGATGAGGGTTGATGACCAATGCCGTTGTCGTGGTTGCGTAAGCGGGATTCTGCAGAACGTCAAATGGGACCGATTGGAAACTACTAGGCGGGAGGAATCATTTAGGCTACATCTAGATAGAGAAGTTGGGAACTCTATCATCTTTTAAGAGATTCTGGAGAAGAAATGAGAGTTACGAAACAATCCATGCTGACAGGCGTAATACACACACGAGAGATCGATGTGACAGAAGAACAGATCACAACCTGGAAAAACGGTGAATTGATCCAAGATGCGATGCCTCAGTTAACGCCAGAAGATCGAGAGTTCATGTTGTCTGGGGCAACCCAAGAAGAATGGGACGCAGCATATCCAATTGATGAAGAGGAGTATACTCATGAGTAGAGAAAAGTTTGGATTGGCCCTTAAAGGGCATGACTGGTATTATGCATATAGTGATGACTCTAGAGTCTGGCGCAATGGGCAATCTCAGTCTGATATGCTAAATAAAAGACACAAAGAACTTGACTGTCCTTATAACATGACAACACTACGTAAGTGGTCACACAATCTGATTGTTGAACAGTTTGTGGAGGAAATCCCGGGTGAATGGTATCGACATCCTCGAAAGTATAAGTCTATTGCACCATGTAAGCGCGAAGACTTGATCACACAAGAGCTTCATGACCAGGTGACACAATGGATGATCGAATTGGGCGGATCTACACACGGGTTGTCTAGCTTCGCCTGAAGTCAAAACAGGCGCTATTAATAATAAAAGCAACATCAATATCTCAAAAAGGAGAGAGACAAGATGGATAAGATCAAGAACGAAGTAAGGGAAGACGTAGAGCGACTGCTCGCGATGCTAACGCCATCATGTGACTCAGATACGTTTAAGTTTGTACGGGAGAAGCTAACCCGCATGATCATTCTTTCAGTCCCGCCTGCCAGTTGCCAAAATAACAAAGGCACAGTCGGCCGCTCAGCAGCCCCCGCAGGGGATGATCCCTGTAGTCAGAAGAAAGCTGATGACAACCACAGCTTTGGCGAGTTTAGTTTCAAGAAGGAGAGTTTCATTGCTCCTTAGTTGAACCAGTATTAATATCGGCTCCTAGCTCAATCGGTTAGAGCAACGGTCTCATAAACCGTAGGTTCTGGGTTCGATCCCCAGGGAGCCGACCATTCTCACTGCCGGTGCAGCCCTTCGGGGCTGCCCGGTTTTTTGCTATGAGGAAAGAGCTGTGGTCAGGTGACCATAGGCTACTGCTGATCAGAGATGGCAGCACTGACGATCACTATGCTGCCTATCGATGAACACAAAAAAAGAGAGCCCTAAAAGAGCCCTCTTAGCTATAGTCTACCCTCACACACTTGTACAGGTATTTGTGCGCGCTAGCTCATATGAGCGCCCCCGCAGAGTGCAGCGAGTACAACGCCAGAGCGGCGACGATGAGGATAAGGCCCATCGCCCACTTAAAATCTGTGCTCATGTCAATCCTCCATGCCTTAATAGTACCACTCCGGGAGGAAATTTACACCGCGCGCACGCAAATAATTTGCTGCTGTCGCCGGCGATGAAGCCACCCGCCGCGCTCGGAGTCAAAAAAAGTGCGCGTTGCGGTGTAAGTGAGCTCAAAATAGTGTATAATATACATGTAGAGGAAAAGGGGAGGCGGACCGGCTGACCCAAATAGTTATCTGATAGGATAGGAGAGACGACATTGGACATCAAGACTTTTAAAAACCTGGCTCCCAAGCTTCCCGCGGACATTGCGATCCTCATGCGGGGACCGACGGGTGTCGGTAAGTCCCAACTTGCGGCACAAACCGCGAAGGACCTTAAACTCCCGTTCATCGACGTGCGCGGCTCTACCATGAGCGAAGGCGACGTTGGTGGATATCCTGACATCGAAGGCATGAAAGAGACAGGCGTCATGACGTTCTGCATGCCCAGCTGGTTCGTTCGCGCATGCCGCGAGCCGGTCGTCCTGATGCTGGACGAGTTGAATCGCTCTTTGCCGGGCGTTCAGCAATCGTTCTTCCAGCTGGTGCTCGATCGAGAGCTCGGCAACGACAAGGACGGAAATCCTTACAAGCTCAACCCGGGTACACGCGTTTTTGCCGCGGTAAATCACGGCTCTGAGTACGACGTTAACGAGATGGACCCCGCGCTTTTGCGGCGATTCTGGGTCGTCGATCTCGATCCCTCCAATCAGGACTGGATCGACTGGGCCGGTCCCGCTGGAATCGATCCGGTGACGATCGACTTCATCCGTAACCACCCGGAGCACCTGCGAGTTGACGTGTCTGGCGTCGAGCCGGGAACGGTCGCTCCAAATCCTGCGTCGTGGCACCGACTCGATGAGTCGCTCCGTCACATGGGGATGGTTCCCTCCGATTTGGCGGGTACTGGTGACCCGGCGCTCTACGCGCTCTCAACCGGTTTCGTCGGAACTGAGGCGTCAATCGCTTACTCGGAGTTTATCAAGCGTTACGAGCGAGTTATCTCCGCTGATGACGTTCTCACTGGTAAGATCGACAAGGAGCGAACTAAAGAGCTTCAGGCTTCTGAAGCACTCGGTGTCCTGGACAAGCTCGTTGAGAATGCCAAGGAAAACAAGTGGAACAAGAAGCAAGCCAAGAACGTGGCAGACTTCGCGCAAACCCGAGGTGGTGAGCAACTGGTCTACTTCTGGAACGCGGTGAGTAAGACTCAGAACCTCCACAACATTCAGGCACTCCACAAGGAGATTGGTACGAAGGTTGTTGAGATCGTCCGAGCTGCTCGCGGTCTAGGTAACTAAACAGTTTTGAGAGGACACTGTTCGCGCTGATTAGTCAGCCGTCTGGCGCCGAAAGGCTAGGTCCTCTCTTTTTTCAATGATATCAAGGGGTTACACAATGTCTTTGACTGATAAAGAAGTTCAGTACTGGAAGGATCGATTCGCTCGAGAACGGGCAGACAAAAAGGCTGCTGAAGAAGCAGATCTAGAATCACTCCGTAACGAGTTTAATCAGAAACTAGAGAAATTGCATAATGAAAACAAGGAGTTGCGCGAACGTCCGGCGAAGGTCGAGGAGCGCAGCGGTGGATTCATGGCGTTTGCTGTGGGTTGTGCAATTGGTTTGCTTATTGGTGGATAATATCTTGTACAGCTCAGCTCCCATGCATACATTTAAATTGAGCCGTTGGGGCTCGGGCGTGTAAAAGGAAACGATTATGTTTTATATGTTGATGTAATTAGAAGATGTAGTTAAAAGTCTCTTTGATTATGTCGGTAGTCAGAGGGGGCCGAGTTGATGACTTATAATGAGTTAAAAGATTCGGTAAGTTTTGTATTAAATACGATGAGGTGAATTAGAAACCGAACGATTCTTTAGTAACCGTGCCCGAGCCCCGGTAGCTCAGTTGGATAGAGCATCGGCCTTCTAAGCCGAGGGTCACAGGTTCGAATCCTGTCCGGGGTACCAATTCGCCGAAACGCATTCGCGTGGAGGAGATAATCCTGCCAGTGTGGGTGGCACAGTGCTCTCCGGAGTTGGCCGCAGGTGGGTGGGAGACGCATAACGCGAACCACCAAAGCCCACACATTTTATATATGGAGAGAGAGATATGCCGATTGTAAGAGTTAATGATAGCGGAGATAAAGTTAAGAACCGCAATGCACGTGTCGTGGGGATCGTTGCAGCAGTGACTGTGTTATCAGGCGCAGTTTGGTTCGTGACTGATCCAGAATGGGGGCTTTTTACGATGCTCCTGGGAAATAGCCTTGCATCCATATGGAATTTGGCAGACGATAGCTAGGACATGACATGAGTGACGTTCTTACCTTTTTGAGTAGTGTTTGTGGACCGTATTCATACGAGCGTTTTAAACACAAACCTTTAGCGGAAAAACCCTAACAATATCAAACAGTTACGGGCCGTTAGCTCAACAGGTAGAGCACTGGACTTTTAATCCATAGGTTCTGGGTTCGATCCCCAGGCGGCCCACCAATTTAATGTGTGCAAAGTGTAATAAAGAATGCATGCTGCGGTGCAAGAGACCTATTTATAAGATATAATATATATGTCGTCGAGGAGGAGGACCAACCTCACGCCGACTATGTTTATAGGTCAACAATTAGGAGAGACGACATATGTCCACCATGAAGCTCAACGTCAAGAAAGACGGTATCGAATTCGGTACTAACATCCTTAAGATTAAGGTACCCAAGCAGCTGCGTAATAAAGTTAAGTGTGGTGTAGATTATATCGACTCTGCCCTAGGTGGTGGTGGATTTACCCCATCTGCGGTAACGTTCTTCACAGGTACACCCGGCTCTGGTAAGACTACCATGATGCTGAAGATGGCGGACTCCCTTACCAAGCAAGGTGCTTTGGTGGTATTTAATACTGCTGAGGAGAGCCTCTTCCAGGTAAAGCTGGTCGCTGAGCGTCTCAACCTGCAGCACGGTTTCCATGCCGGACAGGAGACCTCGGTCCCTGACCTCCTCGAGTACTGCACGGTGCTTCGCAATAAGCGCGGTAACAAGAACAAGCCGTTCTTCCTGATTGTGGATAGCCTCCAAACGCTGTCTGATGGGAAGTACGCTAACGGTGGGGGAGGCCGCGCGAAAGATAAGCGCTGTCTCGCCATGATCACTGACTACTGCAAGGAGCATTACGCTAACGCAGTCGTTATCGGTCAAGTTAACAAGAGCGGTCAGATGGCCGGCTCTAATGTCCTCAAGCACATGGTCGATTCAATGATGACCCTGTCTGTCGAGGAGAAGGACCCGGACCTTCGCGGTTGTCGGGTGCTTCAAATGGTTAAGAATCGCTTCGGGGGTGCGGGTGGTACCTTCTTCCTCGAGCTCGGCAAGCGGGGCTTCAAGGAAGTAGCTCGCGTCTCGGCTGCTTAATTGGCGGTCCAGCCCCGGTTGCTGTTCCTCGGGGGTGCATCCCCCGGGGTTCTTTTATGTGGGCCATAATTTTATCAATTAAATCAAGGGGTTAGAAGAGACATGGCTAAGCGAAGAGTATATATTCCAGGCCGCGACGAGGGTTGGAGTAACGGCAGATACTGGAAGAAGAAGAGCGCTGAGGATGCGCATGCGGATGATAGCTATCTTGCCTACTGCACCGACTGTGATACTGACACGGTACATGAGTGGGACATGTGCACAGTGTGTGATCAAGACGACCGAGGTAACCCACGCGCAAAGAAGGATCTAGACCTAGAAGCTTTTGGACGAGATATTGCTGAGCACTGAGTGCAAGAAAGTCGCGGGCAGTATATAATAAAAACAAAAACAGCTAAGGCTAATCAACTATAGAGGAGAGAGAGTGTCATACCCGGACAGATGGAATCACCCACCGTACGTATCAGCTCCAGTAGAGACGGACCAGATGAAGGCGCTCAGTGAAAGTAGCGCGCACCTGGAGAAGGCTGCTGAGAGTTTATTCGGCCAGGACCAGATACAATTGTTCAATAAAATCAAGGGGTTACAGCACGAGGTCGAAACAATGCGACAACAGCTGCTGGTCCCTCCGGCGCCATAGGAGGCACCATTGAGTGAGCCAGACAACGTAATCGATCTAACCGCGGCGAGACTTCGCCGCCAGGCCGAGGATTCAGAGAGTGCTGTGAACCAGGACCTGAGCTGGGCTCTGCTCAATCTGTACCAGCAGGGGGCTATCAAGGTCGAGTGGAGAGACGGCGAGATGTTTTACTCTCTGAAGCCGGGCTACGAAGAGGGCCTATACGAAGCCCGTGAGGGCCCCTCATTCGAGGGCTACTAAGAGCCCCTCAACGGTGCCCCTCTGTTAGGGCCTCAACAGGGGGCCTCTACACGCCCCTCTAGAGGGCCCCCGCAAACTCAGTCGGGCCTATCTGTCGGGGCTGGGGCTAAGGTCGTGTATTTTTTTCTACAAAAAAATACCGAAAACTTTTTATTATACTCTATGATTCGCAGAGCATATAATTTACTATTCGTTAACGATGTTTAACACTTAAGGAACAAATATTAATGACAGATCTAGATCATCGATCGACTAACAAATGGGATCCATGGAAACCCGGCATGCTAGTGGTCGAAAAACGTTGGACCGGTGACGGAGTACTTGCATTCTCCGGAAATGAAGTAGGCGTGATACTCAGATGTTACGACAGCAACGTCTATGAAGGGGCTAGCGTAGATATCCTAATCGACGGACAAGAAAAATGGATGGATGTCAAAGACATCGTGCCCGTCAAACATCTTATGGAGAAAGATAAATGAACCCAGAAGACTTTAAGATTGATCTAGAAGAAATGCTTAGAGAAGACTGGCGATATAGTGGGTATAGAGAAGACTCGCTAGATCTAGAAGACTATTGGCATGCTTGTATCGAAGACAACGCTCGGAATAGCTTATTGAAGGACGATAACCCACGGTCCGGAGATCTGGTTACCTGGCGACACAACTGGAATCATCTTTCAGGGAAACCACATCCATATGGCATTGTCATATCAATAGATCAAGAACAAGAAAAAGTCCAAGTACTGTGGGGAGAGAGCTCAGATGTAGCCACAGTTGCCAAAAAGGATCTTAAAATATGCAATTAACACATGTACATGTTATAATAAGGTACATAGAAAGGGAGATACACCATGGCCGTTGTAACATTTGATTTTGATGACACCCTAACCCAAACCCAATGGGATAATGATGAGGAATGCTTCATATTCATGGGCCCAAACACTCATATGCTGAATACCCTCAGGGAACATCTTATGCTGGGGGATGAGGTACACATCGTTACTAGTCGATTAGGTCCAGAGATGAATTCACAGGGGGCAACACACAAACACGGGCAACCCGGAGTTGTCTCGTTTATTCAGGAACATCTGGCGGATGTCAAAGACCAGATTATGGGTATACACTTTACTTCAGGGGCGCTTAAATGGGCAACCCTTCATGATTTAGGCTCAGAGAAGCACTTTGATGATGATCCGTGTGAGCTAGAAGCACTACCCCCAGGTATTCAAGGGGTTCGTGTGGAGACTCTACATGGATTTGAGTAGTGTTTTTGGGGAGATATCATTTTCCCTTAAGGGCCCTTTTTAGCGAAAATTTCTTCCGGAGATTTTCAAAACTTTTAGCTTGCTGCTGTCAAAGACAGCAGCCTTTTATTTACTTGGAGGTTCTATGATGACAACTGATATATCTATTTTAGACAATTCTAACGATGGTCTCTTTACCCACCGTACTCCCGCCGAAGTGATTGCCCATCTTCGTACCAAGCAAGGTAAGAGAGTGTATCACTCTGTGGTTGCTGAAATTCGAGATATGGCACTTGGGGGCGATGCGGGTGAGACCGGTGGTGGGATATCCATTCGAGAGTACTATTATCCCCATTTTAGTGATGAAGACTTTTGCGAGATCTTGCGTGGATTAGGGGAGGGTATCAATGTCGGTTAAAAAAGAAAACTGGACCTTTAGTCCACGTATGACAATTGACCACCTTAAGACCCTACCTAAGAGTGAACAGTCTAGCCTTCTTTCCCTATATGATCGCATGTCTCGCGGTGGCGACGGTGGACAGCTTGAACCATGGGGCTTTCATACGGTTCGAAGTGCTCTCTATCCCTGCTGGTCTAATGATGACTTTAAAGTGGTGGTTGAGTCATTCTCCCCTATGAAACCCCCTAAAGAGCTTGATTAGCTTTCCTCGGTGGGGTATGAGAGGGGAGGACCGGACGCGGTCCGGACCGATCTAACCCTATTCATGGCATAATGATTCGCCTGAGGGGGCCCTGCAACTCGAAGCCGGCTTGCCGGTCTTGGGTTTCGAAATAATATCATCCAATATTGGTGGAGAGGGCAGCTCGCGCGGGTGAATGATGGGAATTGATGAGTCAACAATACTTTCCGGGCATGCCAACAAAGTAAGCGATATCATCAGTATTAATAAAAGTCTCTTTAGCATCAATTTCTCCAACATATTATCACTAGTTTAACTTAAGTATCACTAGTATCATATCAGATGGCCATGGGTGTACACGTAAGTTAACTCAGATGAACTTTCACACTCTACATGATGGTTAACCTATGTTTGTTTTTTAATGTCTTAGAATTACATTCTATGATTCTGTTCTATATTAAAGGTACCTTATGACTTTCAGTATAGAAGAGAATACTTAAAGATGCAATTGCTGTGATTCGAAGGATATTTTCATGCGGTTAACCAAAACTCAGCTTCAACATGTCATTGAAGAAGCGTCTCAATTTGCTGCGACAGCACAGGAAGAGGCGGAGAAAATCAATAGAGAAGCTGGTCCCGGCAACCTAGGTATGTCTCTCGTCGCAGATCAAGAATTTTGGGAAAAACAAGGCATTGTTACAGGTGAAGATCTCGCCTTGTCTGTTTTAGGACAGACGTATTCAGACTATTTCAAAGAGCTTCATGGGTTTCGCCCTAGACATGCTCCGTTTGAAACAGTCGAAGAGTATACCAATGCTATCTCAGACCTAGATGATTATTATGATTCTATGATAGCTCAGAAAGAGTTAGATGGACAAAAACAAGCATCTATTGAAAAAGAAAGACAAGAGCTAACAGCCTTGATGCCTGGTGAATTTGATTTTCAAGATCTTCCAAAATCATCTGGTATGGGAAAAAGAATGGAAAATAGAATAAGGCTTACTGTGGATGACCTAGAAAATATCATTCATGAGGCTATAGATGGTCACCCATATGATGGACCAATCGAAGATTGGGCCGGCGTTGCTAGCAACAAATGGGCACATGGATCTGTTGTAGACCCACAAGGATGGAAAGATAATTGTAAGCTTGGTGGTCAATTTACCAAAGGAAAAGCCCCCTCTATTCTTTCCTCCAAAAAGCTTAAAATGACAGAATCTCAACTTCGGAATCTGATTTCTAGTGTTTTGATTAGAGAGATATCTTTTGGCGGTTTAGATTCAGGAGGAATGGAATCCGGTATTGGTGTCGACACTGGGCCCGGGGCTGATACATCCTCAGCGCCCGATAGCGCTTCAGCAACACCCGAGTCATCAACTTCTGATTCTAGCTCAAGTGATTCAGACTCCGGAGATGGAGAAACTGAATCTAGCGAAGCATCTGCAGCTGGGGAAGATTGTTAATACACATATCTAAGGAGATACATTATTATGAGAATTAGTAAGAGACACCTTTTAAAGGTTATACGAGAAGAGATGGAATCGTACGGCAAAGACAGCCTATCTCTTACTCATCCCGATGGTGAGGGAGAATTATCAGATCCAAAACTAGATTTTGATGAACCTTCTGCGCCGGATGATGCTAAACATCACGTACATCATCATTATCATCACCATGATGATCAGGGTTATGACGCCCGCGAAGATGAGAAGCTAGCTGCTGAGCATGGAGCAGAATCAGCCCATGAACAAGACTACGAGGACCGACGTGACGATGCCGGATTTGAAAAACGACATGAGGCACATCACGAGTCTAGAAGAAGAATTTCTAAAAATCTAATTCGAAGAATCGTACGAGAAGAAAAAAGACGCCTGGCTGAAGACAGCATTGACTCAGAGCTAGACCATCTTAAAAATAACGTTCATGATGACATCGAACATATTAGAGATCTCAAAGACGATATTAAAGATGATCATGAGGAAGAGGTAAGAGCAGAAAAGGAAAAGAGAAAGCACGAATCTCTTAAACGACGAATAAGAAACTCTATTAGAGAGAATACTCGCTCTAGAGTGCGACGCCGGAGACGATAAAATGAAAATCTCAAAACGACAGCTCAAAAGAATCATCAAAGAAGAGAAGGCAAGACTTCATAAAGAAGCATTCCAAGGAAGCGTGCCTAGTGCTATGGTTAACCTTGAAGATGTTGATACCGGCAGAAGTGTTTCTGTTCAAATATCTCCCGTTCCAGAAGCAGAAATGGTAACGCTTAGGTTTGGTAACTCTCTTACTCTTAGTCTTGATACTCAATCTGCCCAAGACTTGGCATCATCAATTCAGGATGTTGCACTTGACTTAGAAGATCTTATCGCCGGAAGAAATCCCGGGGGGAGTATAGGATAATGAAAATCTCAAAAAGACAGCTAAGAAGAATTATTAAAGAAGAGAAGCGAAATATCCTTAAAGAACAGTGGGGTGCAGGATCAATTGAATCACTGAGCCCTCTGGTTACCTTCGGACAAGCCTGGTCCGGATTAGGAAATTCTATCCAAGAACAGATGATCACTGTCGTCAATGGTTACATTGAAAACAATCCGGAAGATGTGTATGAAGTTAATCCTAATGCACTCAATCAAGCAGAGCAAAGGCTCAGAAACTCTCTTAATATTTTAGGACAGTCCAACCCAGATGCTGAAGAGCTTCTAGAAGCTATAGAGTGGGCGATGAATTTACAACTAGAGGGTGAAGAAGAAGTCGAAAGAGATGCTCGAGCAGCAGGAGACAGATAAATGAGAATTACCCTAAATGAACTTCGTAGATATCTCTATGAGGCATGTGCCCTAGCAGAAGAAGAACCTGCAGAATCTTCTGGTATGGATACACTATCACAACTAGTTGCTGCACCCGAAGAAGAGGCTACATCTGATCATTTTTCGGCAGAGGTTCCAGTCCCAGAAGATTATGATGCCACACGCGATCTTTTAGAACAAAATCCGGAGCTTGTAGATTTAGGGATATCGATCGTAATGGACTCAGCCGGAACATCATGTGAAAGATCCACAGCACAGGGTATTATTGATCATCTTCAAGATATGTTGTCCGGGGGCAATCAAGAGAAGGAAGAGTTTTCATTTACCGGGGATGTTGAAAAGTTACCCGGTGATGAAGCATTTGGGATAGGGTATACTGCTGGACAACTGGGAGAATCCCGATATCGAAGTGTTATCCGAGAGCAAGATACGTCTAAGGTAGCACTCGAAGGAGAGCTTTTAGCAGATCTCACCATGACTTCTGATACAATCAGTAAGATTGCTGATGAGATGTATGGTTTGGTAATGCCGGACACACCGTCAGATCCCCATCGCCGCAAAGGCCCAACCTATGGTGACGAACTATCGGACAAACTACAGGTAGAGGCTGACAAACTAGATACTCTTTATGATCGTCTAGAGATATACTTTCAGTCCCGTGATTCACAGCTTCCACATGCAGGAGTTACCTCTGTCGACTCACAGGGTAACATTGCAGTTGCAAAAGGAAAATAAGAATGAAAATTTCAAAAAGACAGTTAAGAAGAATTATTAAAGAAGAGAAGCGGCGATTACTTCGTGAGCAAGAGACAGGTAAACATAATCATGTAGATACCCGAGAGCACCAATGGCCTAGCGCTGATGGTCCGATATCGGACGCTTCTCTAGATTTATCTACTGCATGGGGCGATATGGAAGCTAAAGCATGGTCTGCTGGAGATCCCTCTATGAATCAGGGAGGAGAACTTTCTGATTCTGAGTCTAAGACATGGTGGGTTGAACAGGTTGATAATGCAACAGCAGACCTGGAGATCGCGCTAGAAGAAAGACTCCGGGCTGAATCTATCAAGGTGATGCAAGAGTTTACTGAT